TGCGATGGGTTGTTAGAATCGCAGACCCGGGGTGTTCCCGGGAACCCCCGGAATAGGTGGGATAAAGAACAAGGGAGCTTACGCTCCTATGTTCCTTACCTACCTATTCCGGGGCGCAGTACATGGTTGTCAAAAAAACTTGTTTTAACAACGAACAATTCGGCTATTTCCAAATTACTTTTTACAGCAATCAGGTTGTTAGCGAACCGTAATGTAACCGCCTCTGCGTCGACAAAGACCGTCGAGCGCTTCCTCTTTAAGAACTTGATGGAAGCGCAATACAAACGCAAATACTTTGCCGAGGAGAAGAAGATCATAAAGACCTTCATCTCATCCCTCGGCGAAGGATATACGTATTTCCTTTGCGAAGACCGCATGTTATACGAGGTGTTAATGTTCTGTTCGTCAGAGATTGCAGTCCTTACGGACATTTTTCCTGACTTTTATCATCGTTTTAATTTCAACGATCAATGTAAATTATTCTTAAACACTGTTAGCTTTCCAGCGGATAAATTTGTAAAGTTTATTAAGTATCACACAGCATGCCCCATGGCCGATATTTTGGACCAAGATCTTCCTCCGAAACCAGAGGGATTTCCTTGCCATTATTTAATTTGGACGGGTAATGTTAAGAGATATTTGAAAAATATTATAAACCGCCGGAACTTCCTATCACGTGTTACTATTCCTGCTTGTCTTAAACTTGGTATTGGATTTTTACAAGGTATTAAAAGAGGCTGTGCACCTGTCACAGAACTCTACCTGTTTAATGAGTTAATATCACATGTTAAGGCTATGACTACACCACCCACACACTTGGCACATTGGAAATATATTGATGAGTATACCGGTAGAACTTTGTCCGATGTTATGGACTTACAAAATGGTACTTATAATGGTGATTCTTCTTCATACAAAATTAAAAAAGTATGGGTTGATCCTATTGAGGACACTTTTGGAAGTACATGCAGGGCCGTTTTACGTAATACTGAACATCCTTATACACCCAAGGCTCACGAACCTTCGCATAATGCGTGTTTTGAGAACCCAAGAGGGTCAGGTGGTGCTTATATGGAAATTGTAACACAAATGGGATTACCCCTTAACGAGTCTGAAGAGATTCTGGCTAAGGGCAAAATTGTAAAAAATCTTTCTTTCGATCTACCTAATATTGACAAAGTTCTAAGCATATGTCGTGACCGTTATCTTCAAAAGAACGAAGATGCAGATATGTTATTGGAGTTACAGAAGTTTGGTAAGAATTTTAAAGACTATAAAAAGTTGGATAAGTTCATGCCCCCTGATGACCCCGAACACTACATGTACAATGACCGTTACCTGGATAGACTCATGATTGATACTACCCCTAAAACTGGTGTGATTCCTTTATCGGAACCACTCAAAGTTAGGGTTATTACCAAAGGTGAGGCTCTTCCTTCATATGCCTCAAAATCGCTACAAAAATCCATGAAATCCTATATCAATAGATTCCCCTCCCTCGTTTTAACTACTCGACCTTTAGTGGTTGAAGATTTTAGACAGGTGTGGAAGTTAGAATCTGATTTAGAGGAGAAATATGGTATTAAATTAGATTTTGATGAACATGTTTCAGGTGATTATAAAGCTGCTACTGACAAACTAAATATTGATTTTACGAAATTGATATTTGAACAAATGTTAAAAGCTCTTAATATCCCTGATGACGATAAGGATGTGTATAGGGAAGTACTCTATGCACAGAGATTATATTATCCGAAAGATTATTCACACGGACTTAATACTAATGCTGAG